TTACTTTTTTGGTTTACGCCTGCCTTTTTTTTGCTGCTCTACTTCTTGAGCGAGGAGAAGAATATGGCTAATACTATCCCTAAGTCGTTGATTTTCCTCCTCAAGCTCTTTTATGCGCTGTTCTAAAAGTTTTTCTGTGCCGGGCGGGGATTTATCGTCCTCGCTTAGCAGCCAATTAATATTGCAGCCAAGGTCCTTGAGCTTTATGATAAAATCCAATCCAGGCTTTACTTCGCCACTTAAATAACGCGATAAACTCGGCTGGGCAATCCCTAAAGCATCTGCTAATTTAGAAATCCCACCAAAATTTTCAGCAAAAAGCCTTAATTTCTTTGTAAAATCCATACATTTCAAAAATGTTATAAATTACTCTTGACAGAATATTACAAATATGTTATATTTGTTAAGAATATTTCACAAATTTTTAATAAAAAAATGACCAAAGAAAATCAGTCATTAAAATTAAAAGTTGATCGAAAATTAGTTAATAAGGCTGAAATTGCACGGAGGCTTGGTATATCCGGAGCCTATGTGCATTACTTATTAACTGGCAAAAGAAAAAACGACCAACTACTTGAAAAAATAAAAGAACTAATTAAAAATGCTGCTTAATAGCCTATTAATCAGGCTTTAAGCGGCATTTTTTATTCATTCAAAATTAAGCAATTGAATGATAGAGAACAACTAAAATTTTAGGATTTTTTTTTTAATGGCATATTCGAAAAGCATTAAAACGATTCTTTATGAAACGATTCACCGAAACAAAAAATCGGTAGAGCAGATTGCTGATGAGCTAGGAATAAGCTCCAATTACCTGTACAGAGCAGGTTTGCCGCTGGAGGAAAGTGGGGTAAAGTTTCCGCTTGATTATTTGATCCCGCTAATGAAATCTACCGGGAATTATGCGATTTTAGAGCAAATTGCCAATATTTGCGGATTTTTGCTTGTTAAGGAACCGAGGGTAAAGACTCCAAGAATAGAAGCTATAGACCTAATAAACGATTACCAGGATATTACTACAACATCGGTAAGAAAGCTTAAAAAATTTCTTGATAAACCCACGCAAAGCAATTATGATGAAGTAATTGAAGCATTGAATGCAGTAATGACCAGATCGGCAGAGGCAAAAAAATACTGTAACAAACACTACGAAGGTCAAATGGAGCTGGAGCTATGAAAGAGCCTTTTGTTGATACCCAAACAAAAACTTTATCTGAAAATTATATGGGGCCATTTCCGACCTTTGATGATGAAGGTCGGAAATATGGTCGGAAATCGCTTAGCGAGGTAGGAAATGATGATAAATCAATAAAAAATAATGACTTACAGCTATCAGTTAAATGGATTAGCTCTTCAGAAGGTCGGAAATGGTTAGAATTAACAGATCGGGTATTAAGGTATCATTGTAAGCAGGGACATTTTGTCACAAGGCGGGTGAAAATGAATGGTGGTTTGGGCTATGAAATTAGTGTAGAAAGTATGTTTAAATATTATGAAAGCATTGGTGACTGGGGTAAGTGTGAGAAGATATTGGGGATGATACAGGAGATTTCGGAAATTGACGGCAAGGAAGAAGAAGTGGACAGAGCAAGCTCTGTCCCTACAATCACAACGGATGAGGTGCTGGCGAAGTTCCAGATATGCAAGCTGCTGGATGAGGTAATATTAAAGGCAGACAAAAAAACAATAGCTGTTGAGAAGTTTGTTAATAGTTTTAACCAGGGAAGTTATCCGAGATTGTTTGATAGTGTGGGGAAGATTAGTGTAAGATCAGTTTACCGCTGGTACAGGGACTTAAGGGACAGTAATTGGGACATAAGTGTTTTTGAGAAAGAGTTAAAACCTACCGCAAGAACAATATCTAATAAAGAAGCCGAAATAATTATACCAATGCTGCTTAATCCGAACCGACCGCTTGTAAGTGAGATATTGAAAAGAGCTAAGCAGGAGTTTTTGAAGCGTGGAATAACGCTTAAAAGCGATGTTACTTATCGCAGATTTATTGAGGATTGGACAAGCAGAAATATTGACCTCTGGACTCTTGGCAGATATGGTATGAAGGCGTTTAATGATAAGATTATGAAGGATATTTTGCGTGATAAGGACCGTGTTGAGGTTGGTGATATTGTGGTTGCTGATGGATATACTTTTAATGTAATGGTGATAAACCCGATAACTGGCAGACCACAAAGAATGACTTTGATAATGTTCTTTGATTATAAGAGTTCGATGCCGCTTGGCAGGGAGATTATGCCAACGGAGAATGTGCTTGCAATAGCAAGTGCGCTGAGAAGGACAATTTTGCTGCTGGGGAGATTTTTTGGGGATGTCACCCTTCGACAAGCTCAGGGTGACAAGGAAAGCTTTGGATACATCCCGAAGATTGCTTATATGGATAATGGACGGGCTTTCCGGGCTAAGTATTTTAGGGGCATTAAGGACTTTAGAGACAGCATAGTGCCAGGATTGTTTGGGAAATTTGGCATTGAAACGATGTATGCGACGCTTTATCACGGGCAAAGCAAGACTATAGAGCGCTGGTTTAAGACGCTTGGTGAGATGGAAAGAAGATTACCAGCATATACCGGGACAAATATTGCCAGTAAACCAGCAATGCTGATGAGGAATGAGAAGTTGCATCAGAGATTGTTTGATAATACACCGATTACAATAGACAGTTTGGATGCTACACTTGAGGAATATGTTAAAGAATATGCAGAGCAGCCGCACCAGGACGGTCAATATAAGGGATTATGCCCTGCTGAGGTGTTTATGCACTCGGTAAATAAGATTAAGAGTGAGCCAGAGAGGTTGAAAGGCAGATTGATTAGCAAACAGGAGCTTAATTATCTGATGTTAAGTGATGAGACAAGAACGATTACTAAGAACGGAATCAGGTTCAGGGGGAATTACTATTATAACGAAGAAATGCCAAGGATAATAGGCAGTAGAGTTATAATTAAGTATGACATTTGGGACGATAGCGAGGTGATTATTCTTGATGAGAAAGAAAGATATTTGTTCACAGCCAGTAAGGATGATGTGCGGTATCATCCGGCGGCAAGGTTGCTTGGCAGTGATGAGGATGTGGTGCTGCTGCAGGAGGCATTGCGGAAGAAACAGCAGATGAAGAATGAGACGGTGCAGATTTTTAAGGGATTGGTGGAGATGCAGGAGAGTAAGAGTATGAGTATGAGTAAGAGTAAGAATAAGATTAAGAGTGAGAGTGAGAGTATGGATAAAGGCAAAATTAAAAGGAATGCTTTTAAAGAATATATGAAATTATGCGGGATTGAATCTCAGATTTATAAGAATCCTGTAGAAGAATTATTAAAAAGGGGGGGGAAAAAATGAAAGATTACGGAAGTAAGAAGAAAAAAAGAAGAGCTCTTTATGAAGAGCGTAAAAAAAAGAGAAAACTTCAAAATGAAAGATTAGAAGAATTTAATAGAATACTAAATGATCCCAAAAGTTCAATTGAAGACATAGCAAGGGTTTTTGGTATAAGACTTAAATAAAAAACTCCGCAAGTCCGATACACTTGCGGAGTGGGACATAAACAATCGGGAATAAATAAGGTCATACTTTGACAAGCCTGACTGCCGTCAGGCAGGCTCAGTATGACAATGTTAAATAAATAAAAGAAAGGATTGCTTATGCAACACAAATCTAATGAAAATATTACCCTTCGACAAGCTCAGGGTGACACCCTTCGACAAGCTCAGGGTGACAAGTCTGGGGGTAATCTTCTTCAAAAATTGCGTGATTTTGTTGAGCGGAAAGATATTTCTATCAACAGAATTGCCAAGCAAATCGGTTATTCCGCATCAGTAGTTTCTACTTATTTGGCTGGTAAATATCCTGGTGATGTGCAAAAACTTGAGTGGGCAATTGCTTCATTTCTTATGCGACAGGAAGAAATTGAGGCAATGCCTAAAGAGATGATTCCATTTTGCCCGATTACTAATGCTGATATGTTTTTCCAGACTGCTAAACTCGCACACTATGAGCAGGAAATCGGAGTAGTAGTTGGCGAAGCTGGGACTGGCAAAACCAAAGCAGCAAAAGAATATGCAAGACAAAATCCGGATGTGGTTTTGATAGAAGCGGATTTGAGTTATTCAACAAAGGTATTCTTCCGTGAACTCCACAAAAAACTTGGTATGGATGGAAGCGGTGGAATATATGATCTTTTTAGTGACTGTTGCGATAGGTTGAAAGACAGTAACAGACTTGTGATTATTGATGAAGCAGAGAATTTGCCTTACAGAGCATTGGATATGGTTCGCAGACTTTATGATAAAGCAAATGTTGGAATACTGTTGGTAGGGCTGCCAAGATTGATTGCGAACTTGCGAGGCAAACGAGGAGAGTTTAAGCAGCTTTATAGCAGAGTTGGTATTATAACGCAGCTTGAGGACTGGAGCGAGACTGATGTTAAGTTGGTGGTGCAGGAGGTGTTTCCGGGGACTAATGGGACATATAGGATATTTTATGATTTAGCGAAAGGCAATGGAAGAAAGTTGGAGAAACTAATTTTAAGGACATCAAGAGCAGCAAGAACCAGTAAAAAGGAAATTACAGATCGCCTGGTTAAATCTGCTGCGGAGGTATTAATACTATGAATGGAGTAAGAGAAAGAGTAAGAGTAAGAGTAAGAGTATCTGAGCATGCTATTAAGCAATACAAGAATAGAATTATAATGAACGAGAACCTGGGGAAAAAACAGATTATTGATCAGATAAAATTATTATTTACCGACGCCCGTTATGTAAGTGATAATGAAAATGGAATACTCTTCAGAAATGAAGATTTGATGGTTGAATTTATCGTGAAGAATGGATGTCTTATCACTTTATTCCCTATTGGGAAGAAAGGAGATAAATAAATGGAAATGTTAGCAAGAGTAGTCGGTAATATGATCCAGGACATAATACCGGATGCTGAGAATCCATATGAAGCAATAGACAGATATTGTGCGATGCTTTACAAAAGGATTAAACTGAAGGATAACGCCGGAATTGATTACGAAAACGATCTTGAATTATATCTTTTCCTGAACGGATACAGAAGCAAAATAGCAGAAATTGTTCACAGACAAACATTAAAAGAAAGGAATATTAAATGATAGAGTTTATAATGGGAGCCTGGGTCGGGGCAATAATAATGTTATTTGTAATATCAATTTTAAAATCAAGCAAAGGAGAACAGAGATGAAAGCGTTAAAACTTTATGCAAAATATTACAAGACAATGAAAGCGATGGATGAAATACTCAAGGATTTACATCCACTTGCATTGAGAGAGTTAAAGAAATATCCTGAAGGCAAAGCTGATTATGATGGAGTTGAATTTCATCTTACAAAAAAAGTTGAGAAGAAGTACGATGAATTTGTTGAAGCTGAATTAAAAGAGATGAGAGATAAGATCAATGAGCTAAAGAAAGAAGCAGAAGAAAAAGGAAGGGTTATCCTAAATGAAAAAGAAACATTTGACGCACAAATACCAAGAAGCAGCAAAGAGCAGGTATTATCGTCTGTGCGTGATTACAAAAAATATTTTGCAATAGGAGGTTAGTATGTTATCATTAGCAGTCAAATCGCATTGGAAACTTGCTTCAAGAGCTTTTATAAAAGCCCTTAAAGTAACCTTTCAGGAACTCAATCAGATCAGAAAATCCAGGAAATATCACAACAAAGTAATTGATGATCTTGATAGAAAAAGAAAATTTTTCGAACTGGAGAGAGACTTATGGCAAAATCAATAATTCCTGCTGATCTCATTGATGCCTATAAAGCAAAGAAAATTGATCGGGAGACCATAACAACGATTACTGGAATAGATTACTATAATCTGACTAAAATTCTCTATCGAAAACGCGTAAAGGTTTGGGATGGTATAAGGAAGGAAATGGAAACCACCGAAGAGATCATTGAATTATATAAGAAAAAAAAGGCAACAAGATTAGAACTCGCGAAAATGTTTAACAAATCTTTCGGGTGTATTAGTGCTAAAATAAGACATCAAGGTATTAAAATCTGGGATGAAATCAGACGCAAGAAAAACAACAAAAAAACATCTGGCAAATATTTCTCATTGAAAGATTACAAAAGTCATTATTTCTTCAATTATAATCAATGAAAACCAGAGAAGGATATTTTAGTGAAAAAATAAGAAATATTGCATATGCCGAGCAACTTGATAAGCTCGGCAATATGCAACGCAAGGTGTATGATACCATAAAAAAATATGGTCCCTGCTCTACAGAATTTATTGCAATTACTCTGAATGTATACCCGCACCAGGTAACACCAAGAGTAAAAGAGCTGCGTGAAATGGGGCTTGTCTATTTCTATGACATCGGGCAAAGTCCCACAAGTGGGAAGGCAGTAAGCTTATGGAAAGCAACAAGGATTGATCCACAATTAAGTTTATTTGGCGATGGAAATAAATAAAGCTCAAATAGCAAAAATACATGCGCTGAAAAATCAGTTGAAATTATCCGATGAAGAATATGGAGCCGCACTGGAAGGATATGGAGTTACTACCAGTAAGGATTTGAGTTACGAACAGGCAGCAGATTTAATTAAGAAATTAGTAAATCTGTTGCCTAAAAATCTGAGGGAAAGTTTTGAGCAGAGACGCAAAGATGCAAAGCAGAAATATGATGAGCTTGGAATAAGATGGAATGAGAAACTGAGACAACATTACGCTACACCGAAACAATTGAGAATGCTTGAAGCAATGTGGATGACTTCGAATAGAGTAGAACATAAAACTGAAGAAGCATTTAAAAAATTCGTTAAAAGAATTTCCGGAAAAGAAAAATTAGAATGGTTGATGATGAGCGATGTGAGGAAAATAAAGAAGGCGATTGAGAGTTTGTAGGTGGTGGGTAGTAGGTAGTAGGTAGTAGGCAATTATTCATTATTCATTATAAATTATACATTATAAAAGTGGATTGGATTAAAGAAATAGATTATAAAAAATTCCTGGACGGGGACCTGAAACTTCTCGTTGATATTGTTGGCATCGAAAAATTTTCAGAATTATACAGACACTTTGCTAAGACAGCTATTTACTTTAGCGAAAAGCCTTTGATGGAAATGAAACAGGAATACATCCGGCAGAATTTTGGTTTTAAGCCGGAAAAAGAATTAGCACGAATGCTTGGGGTGTCTGAGAGGCTCGTATATAAAATCGGGTCTCAGAAAATATCCGGGAAAAATCAGATGGATATGTTTGATAAAGAGTAAGAGTAAGAGTAAGAGTAAGAGTAAGAGAATGAATAATGAATAATGAATTTAAATCACCAGAGATAATTGAATTACTTAAGCAGAAACTTGCGAACAAAAGCAAATTGATGGTCGCTATTGCAGAAACAATGCGGGCTGCTGTATTAAAAAATTTTGAAACAGAAGGCAGCAGAATCGGAAAACCCTGGCAGAGATTATCGCATCAAACGATTAAACAGCGTGAGAAGAAAGGATATTGGCCGGGAAAGATATTGCAGCGAAGAGGACAGCTGAAGAGAAGTATTATTAGCAGTTATGGTGAAGATTATGCACAGGTAAGCACAAACTTAATTTATGCGGCAATACAAAATTATGGCGGAGTGATACACCGAAGCTCGCTTAAAACTTATCTGAGGAAGAAAATTTCACGCAAAGACGCAAAGACGCCAGGAGGAAATAAGATGAGTTCGATCAGGATACCGGCAAGACCATTTATGCAGTTGAATGAACAGGATATTGAGAAGATAAAACAGAAGATAATTAATGCATTGACAAGAAAAGAATGAATGATTAATTTTGGACACCGATTAAGTAGTTGCCCCGTGGCGTTAACTACTTAAAGGGGAGCCCAAGGCACGGGACTTGCATAAAGCGGCTCCTATTCTTTATAATAAATCAATTGACCTTTCCTATAATCATCAATATTCTTTGCCGGATAAGCATTCCACAGAACAAAAGAATCTTTTCTCTCTCTTAAAACCACTAAATATTTTTTCTTTGACTTATCCTGAAAAAGACCAATATATGTTTTCCTATATTCAACAAATCCTTTGTCTGATTGATAGAGTGTTAAATAAGCTTCATAGGGGTTTTGAAGTGTTGGTTTAATGAACTTAAGAAATTTAATCCTTTGGTCATTCTTGTTAAGGAGATAATCGAAATCATTAAGCGAGAAGAACACTTTATCATTCAATACTGTATCTATTATTCCATAATTTTTTTCATCAATATTAAATTCCTTTTTAATTATGGTAGTTAGTTCCGGGTCATCAGGGTTTATTAATCCCGGACTTTGAACATAATAAGAATCATCAATATCCTTTGCTTTTTTTCTATTATAATTTGAAAAATCAGGTTGTAGTGGATATACTTTAAATGTCCCAAAATCATTATCAAACTCAAGAGCAGATTTACCAGGATTATAATCCCATCCTTTGCCGGGATTGATTTTCTTCATCAACTTTTCAGCTTCTTCGTTTGGCAACCTGGAAGGTGGAGTTATATTCATTTCTTTTAAGTCATCATCATCCAATGGAATAACGGAACAGCGGCAGCCGTGATCGTTTGGAGGGTATATTTTATCCCATATCGGATCATCGGCACGGAAGACTTTGCCGTGTAATGCTCGGTGAGATGGTCTTGTGTTGCTATCCAGCACTGCGTTATACATCCAGTAAGGACGATCCTCGATGTTATCCATCATTGCTTTATAATGCCCGCTTGCATAAGCAACATCAATGTTTGTGCGGTAGATTGTTTTTAGACGCCAGGGCGAGCCGAGTAATACTTCTTTCTCCGGGTCAACATCTTCTGGTAGTGGAAAATCAGAAGGAGCATCTTTAGCTTTAACCTTTCCCCACCAGCCTTTTGCTTTTAGAATTGGCTTTAAGTTTTCTTTGAATTGTTGATAAGTTAAACCATTGTCAATCGCTTTCTGAAGTTCGTTGCGAATATCGGAAAGTATATCAAGCTTCATTGCTTTGGCAACTGTAAAGGCTTTTGTGTGGGCTTCTTTCCAGGTGTCCTGCCAGTTCCAGCTTATCTTATATCCTTTGCGTTTGAGATAATTGATAATCTGTTCCGGCTTAAGTCCTATTAAAAGCTTTATGTCAATGTTTTCTGGCATATTTCCTCCGTCATCCTTCGACAAGCTCAGGATGACACTGAGTTTCTGCCGGTTATTTCGCTGATGAATAATAACTTGGTTAGCAATTCTTCAAGTTGATTTGTTGACATTGCCGGATAAGTTTTGGCAAGCTGTTCCATAATAGTTTCGTAAGTTTCACCATTTTCGATGAGTGATAAAACAGGCTTTAAGGTGCTTTCGATTTGTAGTTGAAGAAGCTTGTCCGGAAGTTGATTGATAATTTCATCGGTTAATTTTTTTTCATCGGGCAAAGCAATCTTTGTGCCTACATTGTTCTTTTCTGCAAATTCGGGGTTAACAGGTTTTTCTGTAATATCAAAATCTTCAGGCAATAAATTATAATTTCTGATATAATAATCTTTGGTGAATTTAATGCCTGTATTGACTAATATTTGATCTCTTTCTGCGAGTAGTTTATCAACATCTTCATCTGCATAAAGAATAAATTTTGGTTTATTAATTGAATTGAAATTAACCTGGTAAATTAAATCTATGATTTTATTTATTGCCCTTTCAACAAGTCGTTGGTCGGCTTGTTGAACTTTAGCGAGCATGTCGCCCATTGTTTTTGAAGCTGCATAAGTGCCAGTGTCTTGAACTTCTGTTGTAAGTGTTTGAGTAAGAATTGCTTTGCTGATTTCAGAATTTTGGAAATTCATCAATTCTTTGAAAACTTCAACGGAACTGGATCGTTGTGCTTCTTTTAAATCAATCGAACTATCATCCGGAATAACAGCAACTGCATCCTGAACCATATTTTCAAGCGAGGTTAAAAGATTATCAATATCTTGTTGAGCAGAGCCACGAGGGAGCTTCCCAACCAAAAATGGGTTGCCATATTTTTCGGTAAAAGTAATCCAGAATTTTAATCCGCCACGTTTGAATGTAACTGGCCAGAAGCAACGGCTTAGTACACGCTCGCCATAAGGATTTTGATATGTTGGTTTATGCTGCACCAGGACAAATTTAAGAGGATTAACAATTTCACCCTCATTAGTGCCAAGATTGGCATTAAAATTTTTTTTGTAATTAAGATTATTGTATTGATCAAAGAAGAACCATTCCTGAGGTTTTTCATCAATCCTATCCGGGATTAAATAATTTCCTTCTTTTTTCCAGATTATTTCGAATACAGTAAAACCAAATAATGGAGTGTTGAGTATTTGATCAATAAAATTTTCGAGATTTATGTTTATAAGAATATTGTTTATCAAGTCAAATTCATTTTGTGCCGATTCCTGCTGCTGAAGTTCCCAGTTTAGTGACAGAACACCTGCTTTACGCTGTTGAATTGTTGAGAATAAATGTGGATCTGTCATCAGCTCACGATAAGTTGTAATATCTTTCCCGATTTTACGCAAGATTGGGTCAGGGTCCGGAAGCATATTCCAGTAGGTTACAATCTTATCGAAGTTTTGCCTGGTTGCAATTTCCTGTGTTAAGTTTTTTGTATCCATAATGTTCTTCACGCTTTTTGATGAATTAACTTTCCCCGATAATTTTTTAGATGGTTCTTCATCACTTGAATTAGGGGAGCCACTTCTTGCTTATATTGTTGAACATCAATTCCCCTTTCCGCAACAGCTTCCACAGTAATTTTTCTCAATTGCAACAAATATTGTAACGGAATTTCCTTTGTTAAGTTTTTTTCCATATTATCTCCTCTGCGACTTAGCGACTTTGCGAGAAACAAATTTCACGCAAAGACGCAGAGACGCTAAGTGAAATTTTCTATTAGTTTATAACTTTCTCTTTTAATTTTCGATTTTGCAAATGTTATCCCTGCATTATTTTTAGCCGCATAGCAGCAAAGAGCTAAAGCCCAAAATCTATCTGCGTGTCCACTTACTTCTGATTGTTGCACATCAAATCTTATGTTATTGCTTGCAGTTGTAACTTTGCGGATGCTGTGCAAATCTTCTCTTATATTTTTATCAGGGGGAATAAAAATTTGTCTGTCTTCGACCATCCGTAATAAGTTATATGCAAGTTCTTCCTTTGTCTTACCGGTAAATGTAATCGGCTCAACTCTGTAACGCCCGAATTTATCCTGAGCTTCTTCAGCAAGCTGCATCCCAAGTCCTGTTGCATCAATGCAAGCACGACGAAAGCCGGGCAAGGATAAATAAGTAAATAAAATTTCCTTTTGCGATTTGAAGGGAGTTTTCTCAAGTTCAATTACTTTGCGGGTGAATAAAAATTTTTCAACTTCTTCTGCAATCCAGATAACTGTGAGATCTTTTTTACGGCCGATGTCAACGCCGATATAATATTGTGCACTTGGGTTATCGCCGAAGCCAGAGGCTTCGTTTACTATTCCTTCACGTTCGATTGAGAAGATTTGTTCGTAAGATAGAAATGCAGTTGCTTCATCAACTGGTGTGCAGCAATATTCTTCGAGCCAGGTTGTGCGGTCAAATGAATTTTCTTCCTGCTCTTGTAGCCAGGCTTCTCTTTCTTCTTTAGTTGTTTTGCGTTTGTAAATTTTATCAACCAATCCTTGTTCTACTGCATCAAAGATTGTAGTTGTATGTAAAGACCAGTTGAGTTTGCCGGATTTAATTGATTCAACAAACTTGTAAAATAAACTTTGTTTGCCTTTGTGGGTCGATAAAATTCGTAATGGAAAACCCCAAGTGATTACGGGTTTAGCTGCTTTCCATAAAGCAACAGCATCATTGTGAAATGCAAATTCATCGAGGACTACTTTACCGCCTTTAGAACGGAATGCTTTAGGATTAGAAGAAAGAGCGTTAATTCTTCTGCCGTTAGTAAATTCAATTGTAAAAGTCTTTATTGATTTGTCAGATTCAAGGACTTGTTCGCCTAAGTCTCTTGCCCCTTTGTCAAACAGTTTAGCCCATTGAGCACAGTAAAGGATATATTCTTTTGCCGCAGATTCATCTGCAGAAGAAAACCATACGGCAGGAACATTGCCAAGCACAACATCGTTGACATCTTCAAACGCCTGAACATAAGTTGCACCGATTCGCCTGGATTTTTCCCAAACCTTTATCTGACCGGTGTCATTTAGCCAATCTATTTGATAAGGCAGAAAATAAGATTGATTATCGATTTCAGAAGTTGGCTGAGTATTTAATTTTTTTTTAACCAAGTCCGAGCATCTCTTTTTTAATCAGTTCAATAGTTTCTTTTTTAATTCCTGTTATTTGTTCACCCTTTTCATCTTCAACCAATTCAATGCCCTGCATAAGTTTTAAGGCACTTAAAGCTTTTACAACAGCATAAATATTGTGCGGAGTTGGATTAGCTTTGGCTTCTTTAATTGCAATCCGTGCAATCTCACGGATTTCTTTTTGCAAATCTTCATCTTCTTTTTGATAAGCCTTCCGCTGATCGTCCCAGTTATTGGCAGTTTTCCAGTTATAGAGAGTTTTACGGCTAACCTTATCTTTCAGCAGTTCAACAATTGCATCAATTGAAAATCCTTCGATAACATATAACCGTTTTGCTTCTTCATATAACGCTGCATTTTTCATTTCTTCCTCTTACTCTTAATCTTACTCTTACTCTATAAATTGTAAGTCTCTTTAATCCTATCAATCTGAGCCAAGCATTCCCGGGCATTGAGTTGCAGAGAGCGGAATTCTTTTGTTAATAAAAGAGCTTTCTCAAGATCAATATCAAGAAATTCTGAAAACGGGTTAAGAATCTCTCTAAGTTGAATTAACAGAGATTCAGCTTTCATCTCGAATTCTTTATAACGCTCATTTAATTCTGCGAGGCGACCTTTGGCTATAAGCAATTCATTGCTACTCATTTCTGTTTCTCCTCTCGTGTATATCCATTTTTGTTTCGAGCCTGGTAAGTATTCCGATGAGAAGTTCTTTGTACTTAAGGTCCTGCTCTATTTGTTTAAATAATCTTTCGACAAGTGAGGCATAGTCTTTAGATTGAGTCTTGTAAGTAACAAACCAAATAACAAAAACTATAATTGCAATACCGCCGTTTGCGAGCACCTTAAGCAGATCGGGGGTCAATTCCATAAATAAATCTCCGAAGTTTTTTTACAAAAATATAATTCGTGCCTCTGCATTTATTTTGAACGGTGCAATTTAGGTGGGGATATGATAGGAATAATTTTGACACAAAAATAAATCATATTTCTTAACCAAGCAAGAGGCAGCAATGAATAAATGGTTTGCGATATTCAAAACAGGTAAACACACGGACAGTAACGGCAATGAAAGAGAATGGACCGAGAATGATCTTGATAAAATCATTGAGAGTTATGACAAAACAAAGCACGAAGCTCCAATTGTCATTGGACATCCCAAAACAAATGCACCTGCATTTGGCTGGATTGAAAAACTGAAGAGAGTTGGTGATACACTTTACGCTCTTCCCTCCCAGCTTGCTCAGGAATTTGTTGAAATGGTTAATAAAGGGCTTTTCAAAAAGCGTTCAATCAGTCTTTATCCGGATGGAACATTACGACATGTTGGTTTCCTTGGTGCACAGCCGCCGGCGGTAAAAGGATTGCCGGATGTTGAATTTAAGGAAGGGGAAACTCTTTCCACAATTGAAACCGAAGAAACCACGGACCTGGAAGAGTCCCGACAAGATGATGATGTTAAAGTTAAAGGGATGGAGCAACAACTGAAACAATATGAAGATCAGTTAAAACAAATGCAATCAAAGGAAAGAGAGTTTGAAGAGCTACAGAACAAATATGCTCAGATACTGATTGAAAAAAATACGCTTGAAAAACAGTTAGAGCAGCAAAAACGGGATTCCCAATTAAAAGAATTCTCAGAAAAAATTGATAAAGCAATCTCAGACGGTAAACTGCTTCCAAAGATGAAAGATACAATTACCAAAATTTATGAGGTGCTGTCCCTTACCCCAGTTTATGAATTCTCGGAAGGGGTTAAAACTCAGCCCACCAGGATATTACTTGAGTTTATCGAGACTATGCCAAATCTCATTGAGCTTGGTGAGCATAAGGCGAAGAGAAAAGAGCAAAGCGGAAAGAGTGATGAGCCGACAAGTAAGATTGTGGCAGAAGAGATCAGAAAGCAGATGGGTGGCGGGCAGTAGGCAGTAGGCAGTAGGCAATAGGCGGCAGGCAATTAAGAATTAACAATTAAAAATTAACAATAGAGGTTAAAATGAAACTTCAACAAATTTCAGCTAACGATACCTTAACACAGCAAGTTGTTGCTCAGATGATTTCAAGAGCAACGGTGCTTGAGTTCGCAGAGTTTTACCCAATTGTCGGCAATGCAGATTATGCGCGTAAAGCAGCAACTGCAAGCGGCGGTCAATTCAGAGCATTAGATGCAGATTATCCGGATAATATAATAACTCCGGCATTTGCAAACCCAACTCTCAAAATTCTCGGTGATAAAGTACAAGTTGACAGGGCACACGAACGAAGGGGATTGGATGTTGCGAGTGTAAGAGCAAGAGAGTTAATGAATTTTGCTAAGAACCTTGGCAAACAGTTTCAGTATTATTTTTTCAATGGTGTTGTATCAGGTACGCAGTTTAATGGACTGAAAGCAATAGTACCATCAGGACAAATAATTTCGTCCGGAGCGAATGGACTCAGCGTGCCGCTTGGTAATGATAGCACCTCAAAAACAGCACAGCAAAAATTCCTTGAGTTGCTTAATCAGCTTATTCAGAAAGTTGATGGCGGGGCTCAGGTGTTGTTTATGAATGCAAGAGCATTGAGCAGGCTTACAACAATCGCACGAGAATTTATACAATGGCTACCTAATACATTCGGAATGCTGATGCCTTATTACAACGGCATACCAATCAGAGATGCAGGTTATGACAGAACTGGTGCATTAGTGATCCCGCAGAATGAGACTGTAGGAACTTCGACAGACTGTACATCAATTTACGCTGTAAGATTTGGGGAAGCAGCTGATTTGAGTGTCGCAACTAATATAGGTGTTGAAGTTAAAGACCTCGGATTAGTTGGTGTTCACTATGTTCATAGCGTTGAGTTTGACGCTGATCTTGTATTGCTTAACGATCTTGCAGTTGCAAGATTAGAAGGAATAAGATTGCCATAATTTGGCTGTTGTGATTTGCTCTAAATTGGGTAAAAACCCTCCCATTTTACGGGAGGGCTCAATTTTGAGCTCAACTATGACCCGTAACACCGTTTAAAAACCATTTAAACCCCATTTAAAAACTCAAAACTTTTTTTGGACGGGGTTAGATAAGGGAAAGGCCGAGATCGTGGCTTATAAGCGATTTATGAAAGAATTTTAAAATCGGGAAAAAATGAACGATGGCATATATAGACGAAGCAATTTTGGAGCGATATATCTCGAGGGATGAACTAATCAGATTGACAGATGACGAAAATTCGGGCAGTGTAAATTCTGAACGCCTGAATGAAGCAATTAACATTGCCAGTAATGAGTTCGAAAATTATGTCCGGGACCTTTATGATATATCATTGTTCTCAAGTCCGTTGCCGGATCAACTTACCCAAATAATCTGTGATATAACTATTTATAATCTGTACAAAAGACGGTATCGTCTGGAGATGCCAGAATCAATTATCAACATCTACAATTTGGCAATATCACAGCTAAGCAAAATCGCTAAAGGAGAGTTACAGATTAATTTACCAAAAAAAACGACAGCAGGATTTATTAAGATCAACAAAACGGAAGATGACCGGATATTTAATAAGGACACATTAGATAGCTTATGATACAAGAAGTAAAAGAGCGGATCAAGAGCATATTAGTATCTGCAATAGATTCTGGGGTACCTCCACAGTTTAAAATACCGGTCGAAATTCCGACATCAATTGAGCAGTATAAATTAAGTCATCCTATAGGAGCTTATCTGGTAATTTACAAAGGCAGCACATACCGACATAAAGATGTAAAAAATATTGTTGCTCAGGACAGAGATATTGAAATAATGATAGTTGTTACTGCCAGATACCGTTCGGAGTTTACTCCGGAACAGTATCTGGATTTTGCAATTGATAAATTAAGCGGATACATAATGGATGCTAAAAGAACAGACCGGATGATTTATTGCAGCCAGGATGAATGGCTTGGAGAAGAAGCAGGCGTTTGGAGTTATGCCGCAACTTTTGTGGTCCCAGTTGAATTTTTCCAGGAGGGATTTTGATCAGACCGAATGCAACAAAAACAATAAGCAAAAATGGATTGGAGCTGATTAAAAAGTATGAGGGCTTAAGATTAAATGCTTATAAAGACCCGGCTGGCATTTTAACTATCGGTTATGGACATACTAAAACGGTTAAGCCAGGTATGACCATCAATAAGGAGATGGCAGAACTCCTGTTAAAGATGGATGTAATGGATGCAGAGAATGCTGTAAGAGAGTTGGTGGATGTTGAATTGAACCAGAATCAATTTGATGCTCTTGTAAGTTTCACATTTAACATTGGAAGAAGAAATCTTGAGAGAAGCACTTTATTGAAATTATTAAATGCAGGTAAGATACTTGAAGCAGGTGAAGAATTTATGAAATGGACAAAAGCACGACAACCCGGCGGATTAAAAGAATTGCCGGGCTTAGTTAAAAGAAGAGCGGAAGAAAAAGCATTATTCTTAAGTAAATAAGATGGATATAATAATACAAATAGTGACAGGGTTTGCATTTATAATTTTTGCATCGTTTGCTGAAGGGATAGAATGGAAGGAAAGATACCTCGCTGTAACATATACAGAACAGGAGAGATTAAATAAAGCCTGGCATTGGTTGCAGTTCTTTGAAAGAGTGTTCGCTGTTCTATTTGGATATTCGGTAGGGATGTATAACGGTCTATCTTATAATGCAGCTAAAATGATTTTTGCAGGCGCAGTTTTATTCTGGATCATTTATGATGTTGTAATAAATTACTATTCTAATAAAGATTTATTCAAGCCAAGTAAATATTCAACAAGCTGGTTCGAGAGGATACATTGGTTGAAGCCGATATTACTTATAGCGGCAATATTGTTATTTATTACTGGTTGCAGTGGTACAAGAATAATCGAAACTATAAAAGTGGATACAATAAAAGCTGTAAGCCCTACGATTGAAGAGGAACTTGAGGCTAAGATGATAACCGATACAATAATAGTAACAAACAAAATTCTTGAAAAAGATACTATAATTGATGTCAGATATTATCCTGTTGAGAAAAAATTTTACATAAAAGCAAAACCAGACACAGTGACGCTTACGAAGATTGACACTCTGGTTAAAGTTGAAGTTAAAGAAGGAGAAAAGAACTATTACACCTGGATTGCTGTGATCTCTCTTACAGTAATTGCTTTGATTATGTTAATCATCATAAAAAAATAAGAGGTATAAAATGGATATTAAATGGTATCAGAAAAAAGAATTGTGGGCTTTGATCCTATTTGTGGTTAAAGGAGTTAATGCACTTACTTCTCCGGATAGCTTTCTATGGCAGTTAACTGACTATTTGCTGCAAGTGGGTATTCCATTGCTCTTAGCTGCTTTTGGAATAAATGACGGCTTAAAAAATAACAGCCTGATGTTCCCTCTAAATAAGATACTCGGACAGAAAGCCGACAAGAGCCAGAAGTAAAATCAAAAGTCAAAGGTAAAAAGTCAAATGAAAAAATTTTGGATAATAATTGCAGTGTTCAATATCATTGGTTGCGCTCAGCCAAATACAAAAACCACGATTGAATTCGGCATTGTGAATCCTCAACCCGATAAAACTTATAAGGTATTTGCTGAATTAAAAACCGATACATCTTCATCCAGGCTTTATGAAGATATGGATTATCTTAATCCAAATGTAAGCGATCTTATGATTCAATTAACTAATTTCAGAACCGTTGGAGATACTTTAATCGGTGAATTTACATTTAATGATAAGCCATTCAAACAATACTTAAAAGCGGGTTTAATACAGGTTAATAATTCTAATTTAAAATATAGCGGAATGACAATAACCGGTTGGGCAGAGCTAGATATGATTGAACAAAAACCGGGCGGATTTTTTATAAGGAAGAAAAAATGATAAAGATTTTGTTATTAATAATGATGACAATTAACGCATTTGCTCAGCAGCATTATATTCAACTGGTGTTCAGCGAGCGGATGCAGATAGAGACAATACTTAACAAAGATAACTACACACTGTATGATCAAACTATGCAAATCAGACCAATTGATAAAGTTGGAGCAATAAACGATAGTATTGTGGTGCTTTTTGTTCCGTTTCTTGATTATAAAACCAATTACCTGGTGAAAGTAGAAAATGTTAAAGATCTTGCCGGAAATTATATTAACGATAAAAACATTGCCTGGTTCAGATTCGATGGTTATGACACCACTCAAACCAATCCGAAAATTAAAATAAGGAGAAAATAAAATGCCATACGCAGCTGCAGGACTGAAACAAATAGTAATGTGCAACAAAGGAACTCTGGCAACAACGCCGGTTGACCCGATTGCACTTGGTATCCGCAAAGATGCGGTTTTAACAATTAACCACTTCAAACAGGTTGAAGATTATCGAAAGCGAAAGTTACGCAATATGCTTAACTTTAAACTCGAAGGAGAATCAATGCAGCCGACAGTTTTTACTTTTAAAAAATTGATTGATTGGCTAAATGGGAATGTTGATTTACAAGTGGTTACACAAAACCAGTCATCCAGCGCTAAAGATGTGTGGAAATTTAACTCAGGCAAAGAACTTGGGATTGATTTCGATTGGACATATAATCAGGATGGAAGAAGTTGCAAAATAACTTTTGAAAGAGCATTCCCGTATTCTGATGCAGTTACATTTATTGATGCAGCAGATAGCACTACGGCGGTAACATTCGCAGGCATAACAGATGACGGCACTGATCTCGCTCTTTATAGAGGGGCATCCCCAGACAAATTTGAAAAACCTGCGGCAACATCGCTCGGCAGCAGCTCTCTTGCAACCGTAAGATCAATGAATATAAAGACTGAGAATAAAAAATCAATTGATAATCTTTCGCTTGTTGATAATCTGATGATTACTCTGGAAATGACAGGCAGAGAAGCTGCCATTTCTGATTTTGTCACACGATTAAACAAAGGGATGCTTGATGGTGTTGTCTTTCAGGAAAAAAATTCAGGGGCTTATTATGATAAGTTTGATTTTAATTCTCTGGTACTTTCTCAAACAGATGAATTTGTAATTAATGATGAAGAACGAACATTGAAAATTGTGCTTGAAGGAAGAGTGCCAATTTATGCGGTGAGCTTTTTGTATGGCACTGGGAATGGTGGCGATGCTGCTGATACTAAGGGCACCACAGGTGGAACAGTGAAGTTTGGATATTAATGCCTCACCCTAAATCCCTCTCCAAAGGAGAGGGACTTTTGAAAGGAGATTTTATGAAACTTAAAATAAAAATAAGCAAAGGCAATTATGCCTTAAGAACTTTCGACAAAAACGGCACCCAGATTTATTATACATCCAGCCGGCTAAATGGTTTTACAATTGATAACGATGAGTTGCAATGTGAAGTCCCGGATGAATCAAAAACTTATGAGCTGAAAGATTTATCAACCTTAAAAGTGGCAGCATCAGGAGAAATTAATGTACACGATAAACCAAAAGACTTACAAACTAAAAGATAGATATTCACTTAAAGACTGGGGAAAAATATTAAAAATACTGAGCGGATTAACACTTGAAGATAACAATTCCATTGCTTTGTTATTATCTGATAATCGTGTTGAGGAATTACTCGCAATTATACTGGATAGACCAGTTGAAGGTGAAATTTATGAAGATGATTTTAGCGAAGTAAGCAGGGCTATCAATGATTTTTTCACGCGAAAAAAAAGTTTGATCAAAAATACCAGCAGCTCTTCGATCAACTGAATGATGAATATGACAAGGCATCTGGAGAGCTTGAGAGATTAAGCGAACTTAGAATATCATACTACGAGCCCGCTAACGTAGATATAGACCCGGTGTTATTTAAGCTCTCCGAAGGCGACATATCAAAGACAGATTTGATCAATGAATTAGATGTTGAGTATTGTTATGATTGGTATTACCTGATTAAAGTGCGTGAACTGAATGAGATGAAACTGAGAATTGCTGAATGGAAGAAACACATTAAATAAAATATGCCGGCAAAAATCACATAAGATTTTTAAAATATCGGTTACCAATATAACTTACAATCTCCGCCAATAAAACTAAAACGAATATGGCAGACAATACAATAAAACTAAAAATAAGTATAGATAATAAAGAAGCCATTGCATCAATCCAATTAACTGATGAAAATATACAACAACTTTATAAAAGTTTCAAGTATGGGCAGCAGGAGGTAAATGGATTAGAAACTTCAATAGCCAGAGGATTTGATAACGCCAGGCAAATTATCCAGGGTTTTAGAGAAACATATTCGGCACTGCAAAGTATTTTAAGCACACCTGTTCAGGCGGCAATAGATTTAGAACAATCAATCGTATCATTTGAAGTGTTGCTTGGGAGCGGTGAAAAAGCCACAAAAATGATTAACGATTTAAGAGAGTTTGCAGCTAAAACTCCCCTGCAATTATCAGGCTTACAGGAAAACGCAAAGCTGCTATTAAGCTTTGGGATTGAGGCACAGAATGTCCTCCCATATCTAAAAATGCTTGGGGATATTTCAGGCGGCAACGCCCAGAAAATGAACCAATTAACTCTTGCATTTGCTCAAATGCAATCAGCAGGTAGATTGATGGGGCAGGATTTGATGCAGATGATAAACGCTGGTTTTAATCCACTCCAGATTATTGCAGAAAAAACAGGCAAGTCTATTGGTGAATTAAAAGACGACATGGAAGCCGGCGCAATTAGTTCTGAAATGATTATTGAAGCTTTTAAAGATGCAACAAGCGAAGGCGGTAAATTCTATGGAATGCTTGAAAAGCAAAGCGAAACACTCGGTGGTAAATTATCTACATTGCAGGATAATTTCCAGCAGCTGCAACAACAGATTGGCGGAACAATTGCAATAGGATTATCTCCCTTGATTGAGGAATTTAGTAAAGCTCTGAATACAGTTAATGATTTTTCCCCCGCTTTGGCAGGGCTTATAGGAACATTCGGCACACTAACTGCCGCAGCATTTACTCTTAAAACAACCGGGCTGCTTCCGTTAGTAGGCAATTTACAAGGGCTCAAAAACATAATGCCTCAATTAAGAGCCCAGATGTCTATTGCAGAAACTGGCGTTGGGTTGTTCCAAAAATCAATTATTGGATTGAGTACCACATTAAAAGGGCTTGCTGCCTCTATTGGACCAGCCGGATGGCTGATACTTGGAGTAACCGCACTTACTGCTGCAATAAATTTATTAAGCACTTCAACCGATGGTTTAACAGATAGTGAGCGGCAGGTAATTGCAAGCGCTGAAGCTGAAAAAATAAAATTTGAACAGCTCACAAAAACTATATTGGATCAAAACAAATCGCTCGAAGAACGCAACAGAGCTAAAGAAGAAGCTCAAAAAATTTATCCTGGATTTTTAGCAAACCTTTCTATCGAAAAAACAAATCATGACAATTTAGCTAAGGCTATCCGTGAACAAACCTTAGAATTTAAAAAGTTAATTGAGCTTAAAATTCTAAATCAGCGGCTCGATTTAGCTATACAGGACTTGGCATCAAAACAAAACGAAAATGTATCACCTGATTTTTGGGATTATCTGTTAGGCGAGGCGCAGCGACTTATCAATGGAACTCCCGGGATTATAAATGCTCAGGTAAATGCAGCAGTAAAGCACGCCGAAAGTGTCGCTGAGGCTCAAAAGAAAATAGATGAAATACTTGCTCAAATTGATACCAAAACAAAAGAAAGTGGGGGTGTTAAAACTGGCGGGACTAAAAAATTATCACCTGAAGAAAATAAAGTGTTGTTCGAGAAAAACAAAACTGAACTGGCTGAAGCACAACTCCATAAAGAAGCTTTATTAAAAATAGAAACAGATAACGATCTCATATTACTCAGCGAAAAGATAAAGCATTTTGATCAGATGATTGAATTATACAAAAAATTTAATCAGGATATAACACCGTTATTAAATAAAAGAGCAGAATTAGAAGCTGAGCTAAGCAAAAAATTAAAACCACCAGAAGTAGAACTGCCAGATACATTGCCTTATGAACCGGAAGAATTGCCAGATGTAATATATGGCAACTTACTTGACTATGCAAGGTTAAGTAAAACGGAAGAACTTGAGCTTTGGCGTAAGACAGAGCTCGAGAAAGCCGCAATTTATGAAAACAGTGCCGAGATGATCTCGGCAATTGAAGAAGAATACGCACGCAGACGCAACGATATAAAAACAATGGAAACACAACAGGCGCTTGATAGTTACAGCCAGATGTTTGAAAATCTGTCAGCATTATTCGGGCAGCATACTGCAGCTTATAAGGCAATGGCTATCGCTCAAACAATAATAGAGACTTACAAGGCAGCAACTGCCGCATTATCTCCTCCGCCAGTAGGATCCGGACCATTATTCGGGCCTATATTAGCAATAACAACACTTGCCGCAGGATTTGCAAATGTGCAAAAGATTGCATCAACTAAAATACCTGGCTTCCAATTTGGCGGTAAAATAAAAAAAGGGGAAACAGGCTTTGTAGAAGGTATTGGAACAGAAATTATTGCACCCGAAAAAACCTTTATAGAAGTCTTTAAACAGGAATTAAGACCTCAAATATATGGTAATAATGCTGCGTTAAATTATGATTTAAGTGGCATCAAAGTATCGTTAAATAGATTAAATAATGTACTTGAGCAGGGTATTGTTGCCCGTGCTTATCTTGACGATAATCAGGCAAAAAAAATTACAGCTAAAGGAAGTTATCTTATAAACAAAACAAAATTATGAGGACTAAATGAAATTAACACTGAAAGAATTATTACAGAACGTAGAAAGTCTTGGCAAACTTTTAAATAAAGAGTTGCCTGTTAAAACAGCTTATCGTCTTGGCAAACTATCAAAAGCTCTCCAGAGCGAACTTGCTCAGTTTAATCTTACAAGGAATAATCTGATAAAAAAATATGGCAAAGAAAAAGATGGGCAATATCAGATTGATCCTGAAGATAAGGATGCTATGGAAAAATTTAATAAGGAAATTGATGAGCTGTTAGCTCTTGAAATTAGTGTTGATGCCTATGATCCAATCTCGATTGATGATCTTGGAGATATAAAATTAAGCTCTATAGATATGAGCAACCTATCAATATTTTTTCAATAAATTAAATGTTATACCCGGTTAAAATAGAATTCAAAGAATATCCATCGGGCAGCTGGCAGGATTGGAGCGAATATCTCACCGAGCCGCCTCGCATCTCAAAAAAAGTTGAAAGCGAGAATGAAGGCGAAGCGGGAGTAATTGTTTTTGATGATGCGAGTGTCTCTTTCCACTATGAAACCGGCTCACCGGTTTATAATACTTTTTCAATTGATCTGACCTCTAAACAAAGATATTTATTTAAAATATCCGCGCTTAAAACCGATCAAACCTATGTACAATTATTTGAAGGTGTTGCTGATTTTTCTACATTAAAATGGAATGAATTTAACAATGTTATCAGTTTTAGTCTAATAGATAAATTAAGTGCACTGAATCTTTTAAAAAATACAACACTTCGTGGAGCATCAAAGAATCTATTGTATGATAGGAATACTGATCCAACTGTTAATAACATCTCCATTAACACAGGAGCAGCGGATACTGAAAATCATCATAAATGGTTTAATATGTATTATAAGCAAGATACACTTATTAAACCTACTATCGATTCCAATACGCCCCAGTTGGGGGAAATAATACAATCACCCTTCGATACCGCTGCATTATCAATTGTCAAATATAAAGCGAAAAAAGTTGGAGATAATTTAGACACAGATCCAATGTATCTTGATGTCTTGACCACAGATACAACTTACCCTAAAACATCAGGTAACCAAAAAACCGTCTCCAATTTATTTTATTACATCAATGAAATCTATGGTGTAGATTTACTTGTAAAACAATACCGCACTAATTATAAAGTATATTACAAAGATGCTGGTAATACGATTGAAATTGCATTGCAGCCAGGTTATGAAGTAGTTGGCTATGATGCTCTCAAACTTATTGAAGCTCTCATAAAATCAGTATGGCCTGAAATAACGATAGTAAAGAGACCAGCTAATTTAGAATTTATCTTGCCACTTGATAATTTTATCAGACTTGTAACCGAAGATTTGTTTGGTAAGGAACCACTTGATGCCCTCAAAATGATCGCAGATTCTATGAAATGCTATATATTTATTGATAGAGACGGGAATTTTGTAATACAAAGTAAAAGTTCGCTTGATACTTCGGGACAAACAAGATCCATTGGAAATACCAAAATTATATCGGGTCCTGATAAAAAATATTTTTGGGATAAACTTGCTGACGGGGCTAATATAAAGGCGCTTAGTTGGGTTAAAGATGATGTAACCGGAGAATTCCTAACTGGCGTAGCGGAAATTACTAAACAGGAAGTAGGTTTTTCATTATCTGGAAAAATCAAACCAAAAAATGCAATTAAAAAGGAGATAATTGTCGGTGATCCTGCTGTTAACACACAAGCTGAGCTTGATAGCTATGCGGCAACTGAAGCATTATCTCTGCTTGAGTTTTATGGGAAAAGGCACAGTAGTTTTGATCTTACACTTAATCTTGATGACAATACAATTGATTGGGAATTGATTGATAGATTAACTATTAATTCTTTAACTACATTTATTTCACAACTCGAATTTGATCTTAACGAGAGAATAGTTAAGCTTGAATTAGTTGAAATAACAGGTCACGACTATGATTTTAGACAATTAGTTTTCGGCTCGGCGGAGAGCTCATCTTCTTCTTATTTATTTTCTTCCGGTGCGAGCGTTGGGACTTCTTCTTCAGGATTTACGCCAATCTTTAATCTACCATTACAAATGAGTGGTGGAATTGTATCTTTGCTTACAACGGACAATCTAAAGTTAACGTCAGATAAACTTGATACAGCACAGCCAATAAAAACAACAGACACACCAACCTTTAACCAGGTAAATTTATCAACTGCTGGAACTTTAACACAGGCCGTGCGTGGAGATAGAAGTATTACCACATCGTATCCTCTTACTGGTGGTGGTGATTTAACTGCCGATAGAACTTTAGGATTGAGTTATAATACAACAAACCTGAAACTTACAAGCAATGCTCTTAATACAATTCAAGATATTGCCACAACAAGTAGTCCGACATTTGCACAATTAACATTATCAAATGCCGGAACCACTACGACTAACGCTGTCAGGGCTGATAGAACAATCAATGTATCAGCGCCGCTTACTGGTGGCGGTAATTTAACTACCGATAGAACTTTAGGATTGAGTTATAATACAACAAACTTGAAGCTTACAAGCAATGCTCTTAATACAACACAGGATATTGCAACCACAAGTTCTCCAACATTTGCTACTGTTAAATTAACAAATTTAACTGATGGATATGTACCTTATCACATATCAGATGCAAGTGGATTAAATAATAGTAAAATTAAATTTTACAGTGACATAAGTAGCTCAAGAAATTATTTATACGGTGAAAATGTAAATATTCAATTGAAAGATTTTACTGTGTTACCAAGCGGTTACGCTGCCAGTGGTTTAGGATTAAATTTTAGATTTGATGCTAATGTATTAAAGTTTGCAAACAGGCTACCTGGTGTAACAGTTACTTCAAGTGGATTTAATAGCAGTGAAATTGATACTTTATTTTCAGTTTACGCCTCAGCTGTAAACTTAAATGGTAAACCTGATGATAGTTATATAGAGATTACTGGATTTAGTTTCAGCTCAAGTGCAAATTCAGAATGGTATCCTTTCTTTGTTATGCACACAGGCGGCGTCCCAATTGATGTTATTGTTAAAATGGAAGTTAAAACATCAGGCGATGCTAACTGGCAGTTATCTTGGGAAGGAAATATTAAAAATTTACCATACTATATATCAACTACTCCAGTAGTTGGTGGGAATTTAACAGGAGTAAGATTTACCTTCTCAGGACAAGGTAGTAATAATGTTTATATAAGATGGCTCGGTGTAATATCAAAAAATAATTACGCTTATATGCACACTGTAAAAAGAGATGGTGATACAATGTTTGGGCCGCTTGGATTTATTGGTAGTAATTTATATGTAGGAACTGTTAGTGATAATGATTTTGAAATCAAAACAAATAACGCAACTAAAATATATATTAAATCAGCGGGTAATGTTGGAATAGGGACAACTTCACCTACTTATAAATTAGATGTAAGCGGAACAGGTAGATTTACAAATGAATTAATAACGGATAATATATTTAAACAGCTTGGCTCATCCGGAACAAATTTATTTTATACAAGCATTGAACAATTTGGCGACGATAAGTCAATTGGCACGAATCCTTTTGCATCCGGTTGGACTGGCAGTGGTTGGCGGATTGATAAAGGAATAACAGCAAGCGGAAGAACTCATCTTGAACTTGATGATTTAACAGTGCGTGGAACGATGCGGGTTTATGAACTTATCATAAATCAAATTCGGGCAACAAACGGAAGTTTATTTGTTTCATCATCTGCTAAAGTTCTTAGCGCAACATTAACTACAGGAGACCCTGAAACTTATACTATTGTATTTGAAGACCCAGAAGGGCACAATGTAACGCCATTCCTGGTAAATGATATACTGCTATGCCAAAGAGTAAGACTTGATTCCACTACAATAGTAAAGCAGATAGTCCTGCAAGTAACTAATATTGCGGGAACAACAGTTACAGCTTCTGTTATTTATCGAAATGGAACGCTTGATAAAAATGACTTATGCGTTAGAATCGGGAATACAACAAACACAGCAAGGCAAGGTAGTGTTTATTTAACGAGTGATGATTCAAACGCGCCGTATATTGATATTGTTGACGGCGTAAATAATTGGAGTGCTTGGAGCAGTTCAAATAAACTAAAAGTAAGATTAGGAAAACTAACAGGAATAACTGATTCATTTTTTGGAACATTATCGGGTTATGGATTATATGCCAAATCAAATGCTTATTTGAGAGGTAAGATTTATGCTGAGCAAGGGGGTTGGATTGCAGGTTGGAGCATAACCGGCAATAGTTTAGATTCCCCGATTATATCATCAAATCATCAGCTTAAACTTATAGCTGATAATACGAATTCGATTATAGGAACATATTTAGATGTAAACACTGGCGGAGCAAATCCGTTATATATTAGTTTGGGAAGAATCAAAGCTAACAGTTCAACATATTCAAGCAACTATGGATTATCAGCTAAAGATGAAGTAGGCAATGATTATTTTGAGTTATCTAACACAGTAAAGCATATAGCTGGTTGGAATTTTGATGCTCAAAAACTTTACAATGGAACAGATATTATTCTTAACTCATCTACAAAAACAATATCTGTTAATGATGATAAAGTTAAAATGTTTTATAATAATTCCGGTAGTTGGGGTTTAGAAGGTCGCGATAGTTCAAACAATCTAATATTTCAACTCGGCTCAACAAATAAAATCGCGGGTTGGAATTTTATACCTGACCATATTTATAAACTTACAAGCGGGACACCGACATCAAGTCCATCTTATGGCTTAACAATAAGTTCAACGGCAACCGCAACTGTAATTATTGCTTATGGTAGCAATTATCAGCGATATGTAAAACTTGGTTATCAAACAAGTGGCAACTGGTTTGGTATTGAAGGAACTGATACTAACGCCAATATTATTTTTCAGCTTGGCTCAACAAATAAAATATCTGGATGGAATTTTGATAATAATAAATTATCAAATGGAATTGTAAGTTTAGAAGCATCAACTACTATGAAAGGTTTAGTGGTTGATACTGATAAAGTAAAGATAGGAGAGTTTACAAGCACATCAATCACAACAAATTATTCTAATATTAACGCCTCTATTCTTAACGGTTACTCAGGAATAAATCCCTCTGATACGGCTTGGTCTATTATAGGGAATTATTGGATTGATAATATAGCTTACACGCCAGGAATTACTGTCTATAATAATTATGTTAATACTTACATCAGCAATGAAGTTGATTCTTGGAGTTATAGATTAACACATAGATTGTTTAACCATGATACTAAAGTATTGGGTAGAAGGTTAAGGCATAAAGTTAAGGTTCATTTTACATTAGGTAGTGAATTGTTAGCTTATAGTGGTGGTCAATTTACAATCGCAATAAGATATTATAATTCAGGTTGGGCCACTGTTTATTATCAAACGCTATATGCTGAGAATATCGAGGATAGTTTATCAGAAACATATACAATTGATTTATCAAATGGAATAGAATTTGAATTGCCAGCAGGTATACCAAATACAGCAACTGTTTATATAGAATATACTTTTAATGGCGGCGGGCAATCTGGACAGTATTATCCATATGATATGAATATCTCAGATTTTTACATTGAAGCATATGAAGAGGTAAAAACACATATTAATCAAAATGGTATTTATGTTTATAACGCACCTAATAACTATATTAAGTTTAATCAATCAGGATTTGAAATAAATGCCGCAATGTTAAAATCAAAAAATAAACCGTTGATAAGATTCCACGGAAGATTATCATCAGCTCCTACTCAGGACATTGAACTTGGTGATATGTATATAAAAACATCTGATAATAAAGTTTACCAGTGTTATAACTTTGATACTTCAGGTGTTGCTCAATGGACTGCTTTAAATTAA